ATTGCTCGAGACGCGTATCCAGACGCGTATTCAGCTCGTTGGAACGACGTACAACACGCAAACGTCCAGCCCGCTCGTTGTAAGTGCCCTCTTGACGAGCATAGAGCAGCTCTTCCTCGTTCAGTCGATACGTCTCACGCCAGTAGCCTGTAGCGTAGTCCCGCACAGACTGTCCAGTCAGAGTTGCAACTTTCGGCCCCGCATTTAATGCATGAGGGGGCGTGATGCCTGGCACCGAGTGGATTACGGCTACTTGGATGCGTGCCGCGTATGCAGTTGCCATTGGCGCGAAGGTCATGCCTCGGAACTGTGTCGGGTCAACAATCCTGTTACGGACGATATGGTTGATTTCTTGCGTGGTCGGGAACGTCAAACTCGGCATCTAGTAAGCCTCCTTATACAACCAGAATGTTGTCAGCAGCATTGTCGATGCTGTATGGAATAGAGCGGGCATGCAGGTCGGAAATCACGAGCGCGTCCACACCAACGAGGCGAGACTGGATGAACTTCCCCGCCACATAAGCATTGGAGATCTTGTTGGCTGCAGCGTCCCAAACAACGTCACCAAGGACGACAACGGCCTTCTGCGAGCCATCCGAGACGTATAGATAACTGCCGTCCACAAGTGCCGTAGTAAGCTCGGTCTGCACGGTAATGGCGTCACCGTTGATAGCGGTGATCGTTCCAAGTGCCTGCACACTGGTTCCGTCTGAATTCATGGAAGACACATTTTGACCAATAGCAAACTTCGCGCCGGAACCCGCAATCTTTGCATTGAGAACCTGGGGGCTCGCTACTGCTGTTGCAGTCACCGTAATGCGAATGACTGGACGGAACAGACCGTCTGCCGTACTAACGCCAAGCACTGTCCCCATGTCCAGGTCGCCAGTGTTCGGTGCGATGGTGACGGGGATTCGGTCCTGAATATGAACGTCGGCGTTGAGCATGATCTGTTTGTCGGAGAACTGCAGTCCATCCGTTTCTCCGGGTACAGCGGGATTCCAATTGACTTCAAACGACATCTGTCACTACCTCCTTAGGCGAGCTTGTACCGGCCTGTAGCATCATCGACCGTATACCCCAGCTCTTTCATAGTTTCGTCCGCCAACTTCTTTACTGCTTCCGGAGAGTCACCAGCTGGTGGGGTGTGCTGTTCACCCATCTGCGACAATTTCACGCGGGCCTCAGCCGGATAGGCATCGAGCGTCGCGTAGATCTGGTCCGACACCGAAACAGCCGTTTCTACACCTTTGTCGTCAGCCAACTTGATGGTCTGCTCTCCGCTGTCGGCCAGCAGGATGGGACGATACTGACCCAGCACAGCCGGCGGAATGCCCTTCGCCGTGTAATCGGAGAGCTTGCGGTCGACTTCTGCTGTACGCTGACCCAGCTTCAGACGGCCAATCTCTTCATTTTGAGCTTGGATGGTGTCCGCCAGCTTTTTCTGCTCTGGCGTTGGCTCTGTGATTGTTGCAGTACCTGCTCCCCCCGTAGTCGGTGTCACGACGTCTTCAGGCTTGCGGCCGGCGAAAAAATCTGCCAGCTTTCGGAGGAACCCATTTGTCTCCTTCTGCTGTTCGAGCATTTGCTTCATGTCTTCCATCCTGGGACTTACCTCCTCATAGTCGAGATAGAATGTGTCCGGCGGATCCGCCAGCACCCGCGCCTCTGGTAAGCGCGTAAGAAAAGGCTCGTTGGTAAGTGCGATTGCCTCGAGCACCGCACCCTTCAACGAGCCATCTTCCTTGCTCCTGTAGTTATCCTGATACTCAGGACTTGCGTAGCGATACCGCTGCGACTTCACGTGTTCTACAACTTGCGGGTTAGTGGGATCCGCAAGTGCAAAGAGCACATCTCCCTCCTGCTCAAGTCCCTGAACCCACCCTTCCGATGCCGTAGTTCCAAACGTCGGGTCATCTGCTTTGCCATGCCCGATGCGTACAAACGGGTCGCGGCCAATCGTCTTCGCATTGAAGTTTCGTTTCATGTCATCAAACGTCTGCTGCGACATCTTGATGGTGCCGTACTTTGGATGCTTCCACTCTCCAATACGGCCCACCGGGATTTTAAGGGGCACAGGGCATCACCTCCTGAGTTATGCCGCCCAACCTTTAGGCAGCGGTGCTACGTTGCTCCAATCGAGCGCCTTTGGAGTCAGCAACTCGGGCTGCAGACTTGAGTAAATTGGAGACAACACGCAACGGCATCGACCATGCACCGGTGGCACGTCGCCCCCGATATCACCGATTGGAGCGATGAGTCCGTTACGGCTGCTGCAGATACCGCATGTACGGCCATCCATGACCGCCCGGAACATGACGTAGTCCACCTGGTTGTCACGATATGAAAGAAGACGGCCTCGGTTGTACGCGTAGGTCGTCTCCGTCGTGACTATGAGGCTGGCACGTTTCATATTTTGGTCCAGAATCGCTGCAATCTCTTTGTGTGTCTCAGGCGTTGATACCCCAACTAGATGCTTTAGCAGTATCTCCTTGATAGCGGACGTGATGTCGCTCTCCACATCGCCGGCCAGTTGGATCGCTCGCGCCTGGAGGACCTTGATCGCATCAACAGGCAGAAAATCATCACCTTGAGCGGCCTGGTGTATATCGATGCTCGGTAAATCGGCCAGTCGCTTCGTGTGCGTGTGGCGTACAGCCTCTGCATCACTTTGACCATGGGCCTGCCCACTCGCCAGAGAATCCGACGAATGGCGGAATAGAATTGACGACAGGCGCTGATGAGGGCTGACATTGAATGCGTGTATGACATGCTCGTCACCTCCAATAGGTATGTGCGCGAATGCACTGTGTAACCATTTATCGTATTCTGCCAAGAAGTGATACTCACTGTCCATCAGGTGCTTGGTGACTTGACGCTCCCATTCTGTCATGCCGGTGCACCTCGAACAGCACCCTTATCCGGTCGGTCACTCGGTATCGTTGGACTTCCGGCCTGGCCGCCAGATGCGCCAACTGCGTGTCCATTGGCCTGCCCTTGCGCTGAGTCACCTCTCACGTAATGGTTATACTGACCCATCAGCGCGGCCGCCTTGCTTGGATCTGGTGGTGGCTCAAGCTTGCGCTCCGGGAAGCCCAGCGAACCGCGGACATGATCGAAGTCCTCCTGGTGGCTGGCATCGAGGAATCCCGAGTTGACCATCTGTGTAAATATGCCGGCGATCACGTTACGGTCCGTCTCGGACATTTCGCGCTCGGGGAACTCACCGTAGTCCTTCTGAGGGCCAAAATTCATGTCGACCAACGGACGTACTAGCTGCTCAAGCAGTGCCTCAGTCATCCGTTTGTAGATGTTGTCCAGCATGATGGTGTAGATGTCGAAGTGAGCCTGGCCGAGGGCATAACTACCGCTGCTCCCATTGTCGAAAATGAGGCTTGGTACCAGCATCCCGCGGAAGATCATCTTGTTGAGGTACCCAACTAGCCCGTCGAACGCTTGCCCCATTCCAGCCCCACCGCCGAACAACGACTTGATGTCCGTCTTCTCATCACCGGTCCCACTCGCCATAGCCAACCCGGTCCCGTTCTGTAGGTTCGCAAGGAGCCGAGACATGTAGTCAATGTTGCTGATGAGGTTCTGAGTGCCATCCGATTTCGTTGGATTGTCAGGGTCCTGGATGTCGCCATCCGGCACCATTGCCGCAACGAGCGGCGTCCCGAACTTATCGACGGCATTCACCCACATCTTCAGGACAGGGTCCTTTAGCAGCCAGTTTTTACGGATTCGTCTGAGTTGAGAAGTCCCATACCAGTTGCCGAAGCGCGCGTTATGAGAGAACAGTATCGCCTTATTCCTCGGAATCTGAATTGGCGAACCCGCAAACCACCGAAACTGGGTGATTGGCGTCTCCTGATTCAGCCGGCCGGTCTCAGGTTCGATGTTCACGAACACAGTACGCGGATGGTACGTTGCGATGTAGTCCCAGCGGATGCGGCTACCGTCTGCCTTGTAAACAATCTCCGAACCGCTGTACCCCGCCCAAATCGCGGTCAGCACGTCCGCGCATAGTTGGATGAGTGTTCCGTCCATCATCTCAAAGCACTCATTGATGAATGTCTCAATCTTCGGGTTGGACTCATTACGGTACATATCGAGCTTGTTCAATGCGCTCATCGTCATAAACTCGACGCCAGCAGCGACCGTCTCGTCGGAATCGAGCATCCGCTCGTACTCGATGAGATTGGCGCTGTCCGGATTTGCGACAGCCTTGTCGAATAGGATAAACGTGGTGTAGAGCTGTGAACCGATTTGACCGACAAGTTTGCTGGGTACCGTCACGCGCCCACCTCCTACGTTAGTTTCCCGATCCGATTTGCGGCGGACACACCTGCGACACGTCCTGGTTTCGCAGAACGCGCACGTCCGAGTAGTGCAAACAATGGATACCGCAGGGCATCCATTGCATGGTCATACTGTTTCAGCGGCTTGTCCTCGCCTCGTTGTTGGGCTTTCGGGTCCCACGAATAACTACCGAACTCCTTGAGCGTGTTCACGCATGAACGCGAAACAAAGAGGCGTCGATTACTAAGCGCGCTCGACACCGTCGCAATACCGTCAGATACGTCATTGTCTGCAGCCACCAAGTTGCTGACGCCATCCTTACGTAATTGCACCAACAGCGCAGACGCCGACGGATCAGCGTAGATACGTGAGAGCGAGACTCCCTCGACGAACTTCTGAAAGTCCTTGGAATACTCGGCTACTGTCTTCTGCCGCCCCGTTGCTCGGCTATCGTGGTAGTACTCCTTGAGGACGTAATAATCACGGCCACTTTGCCCAATGAGCAGGAACGCCGTCGGATTACTCATACCGAAGTCGACGCCGACAAAGTAACGCTCGAAACGGCTTGGCAGGATATCCACAGCATGAACATCGTCCTGAAACATGTCGTATACGACACCTTCAGCCAGCACCCACAATCCCAGGATGAACCGTTTGTAGAAGACGCCAGTGTACTGGTTCCGGTACCGCTCCTTCACTCGCGTCGAAAGCGACAAGTTGTCGTCCATTGTGAAATGCAGGTGCAACGCGTTCTTCTTTTCGGGCTGATCTAGCCATTCCGCCTTGAACCAGTGATATGGCCCAGCGGGGTTACAGTTGAACCAAAACTTCGAACCGTCAACTGAACAACGAGCGGTCGCCTGGTTGACGAATGACTGCGGCATCAGTGCCACTTCATCAAAGAACATCCCGGCCAGCGTGATACCTTGGATAAGATCCTGCGACCGTTCATCCTTTCCGCCAAACAGGTAGAAGTCGTTGACTCTGCCATGTCTTCGAACGGTCAGGTAGTTGAGGTCACGATGCTCTGTGACACTGTATCCGCGCGTCTTCAACATCCGCTTCAGTGGCGCGATCACGTTGCGTCGCAGTGCCCCGATGGTCTTTCCAGCCATGCCAAGGTTCTCGCCGTTAAACGTCTCCATAGCCCACACAATGTACGACAGAGACATTGCCAAAGTCTTACCGGCCCGTACCGAACCGTCACAGATGATGGCGTCCTTGTCGTGATGCGGGCTCTCCGGCATCCACCAGGTGAAGACCTGCTTTTGT